TATTCTAGGAAATCACCTTTCCATTCAATATTGTTAACTTCTTCTGTGGGTACTTGATAGATGTTTAGCATAGGTTATTATTTAACAGATTGTTGTAGCCACTCATAATATTCAAGCAACCCTAGTTCTAATCTAACATCTGGGTGATAGCCAAAATCGTTTCTTGCTTTTTGTATGTTTAGCTGTCCTCGTATAGGAAATGCTGGATCTCTTTTACCAACTGCTACCGTACCTTTACCTACAATTTTAGTTACTAGGGTAGCAGCTTCTAATAAAGAACGAGAATTGCCGTTAGATATATTATATGTTTCATTTGCTGATGTAGTACTAGTGGCAGCTAGTGCTATACCAAACGCAGTATCACCAACAAAAGTAAAATCTAATTGTTCATCGGCACCATGTACTTGTAATTCTTCTCCCCGCATAGCAGCGGCAAAAAACTTACTAATAACCCTATCTGTTACATCATAAGGTCCATATACGGCACTTGGGCGAACAATAGTGTGCTCTAATCCATATTGCCTAGTATAATCACGTACTAGCCATTCACCTGCTAGTTTCATTATGCCATATTGGCCAATAGGCGCACACACCGCATCTTCATTGATACTTGTATGTTCAAAATTACCATACACCATACTTGAACTAGCATATACAAATCTTTTAACACCATTTTTAACAGATAGTTCAAGTAAGTTAAGCAAGCCTTCGCTCATTACTCTGCTTCCAGAAGTGGGATTTTTGTTTACAACTTTTTGTCGTGGAAAACTGGCTAAATGTATTACAACATCAATTCCTTCAAACAGCTTATCAGATAAAGGCTCTGATACATCAGCAATAGTGATATTAGGAGATTTAATTCTACATATTCTCTTAAACATTAGAAAATCTAATTCACTCTTTGGTATAATACCATAATCAGTTATATTATCTATTATAGAAACATTATGCTTCAATTTTTCTAGAATCATGACAACATTGTGTCCTATAAATCCCATGCCACCAGTAATTAGTATATTCATTTAATATCTTTCCACTTTAGTGTCCAAAAGGTTTGATCTTGCTCGGTAAGTTTTGCGATAACATTATAGCGATACCCGTAACTCAATGAATCTGTCATACGATGCCATTCAGGAGGTTCTATAGCGTGAGTCATAACCCATTTTCCCATTTCACTTGTTTGCCATTCCCAGAGTGGATTGGCGGCGTATATATCAGGGTCTTCTACATCGCCTATTACAAATGTGTGTACTATTATGCCACTAGAAATTCGTTCACCATGGGAAATATTGATTCAAGTGCGTTAGCACAAGATACTGCCACTTCCCTATGTTCTTTTTGAGTTTCTGGTCCACTGCGTAGTTCTATGTAATGTAACCATGAACGTAATGTACCTTGCATATACAATCTACTCAGGGTAAGTCCTTCGGGTAATACAGCACGAGCTTGTTCTTTGGCAATACCATGTTGAATAGCCCAATTATAAGAATGTTCCACCGCAGAAATAACTTCTTCTTGTTTCCATTTCCATTGTTCTATTAGATTCTGTTCTGTGAGGGATGCTCCACTTAACACAATACTATTCTGTCGATTCTTGGTATCTTGTAACCGGGTTTCTTTCAACTCCCAGCCCAAATCAGCAACAGCGTATCGTTGACTAAATTCTTGAAAACTAAAACTACGGTGCCGTAATATTTGTCTAGCAATATCACGAGTTACTTCAATTTCTAAACAAGCACTTACCATCTCAAGAGGAGACCAGTGGTTATGCTTAATAAGATAGCGTATTAGTTTTTCGCTCGTGTCTGTATTATTTTGGTTAGCAGGATTGCTAACTCTGGCACAGTAAGCAACTAGTTCTTGGGCATTTACTATGCCTTGTTCT